TTAAAGAAACTTATCGATACTATTAAAAACATTTAGACTGGCGGCTTTTGTTGAACGGGTGTAGTCTGCTGTCATTTGAAGATTCTTATGTCCGAGATAGTGCATGACATCAATTTGTGGTTTGTTGGCAGCAATCGCTTGTGTTGCAAAATAATGCCTGAGCAAATGTGGGTACACTTCAACGCCGGACTCATTGCTTACTCTCCGCATCAATCGATTGAGATGGGTGGGGTGCAACGGGTTGCCATCATTGTTAAGCCACAGCCAATGCTTCTCTACTTGAATATGGTTCCTTTGCCTTATATTATCAGCCGTAACCATTGCGTACTTCAAATAATCAACGGTTTTTCCAAATGCCCATATGGTTCTGTACGATGATTTGGTCTTGAGCGGGCCACCATTAAGCTCATTTGTGTTGCGCTGCATGTCAATCGAGATTTGCGCGACATCGGCATCGTTGATTTGATCGTGGGATATTTTGATGGACTCATTTCGAAGCCCCATCACTTCTCCGCGGCGAAGCCCGAGCGTTGCAGTGATGATCAAGGCCATTTCGTACTTATCCAGATTCGTCTTTGCTGTTTTTAGCCACAATTCAAATGAATGTGGCTCTAAATCCTTATTTCGAGGCGCTTTTCCATTGATCTGCATACCTCGAAGCCGATTTTTGTCGATGACATCCTCAAATTCAGCGGCGTTCATGATGCTCTTCATGACAGCATCAATAGTATGGACAGTTGTTAACGCTAGGCCTGATTGTGAGAGCGCATCTAAAAAATGCTGATATTTTGCTCTTGAGACATCTTGTAGAGGCGTTTTACCAAATGCTGGCTTGAGATACTTTGAATAGAAGTTCTTGTTCGCTCTCGCTGTTGATTCACGCCAGATACCCATTCTTATTTTACGCTTTGCCATTTGCTGGTAATATTGATCAACTGTCATTCTATGACCCAAAGACCCTGAAACTTCTCCGCGAGCAAGCTTTGCCTCAAATTGTTTGATTTCAATATCAGCATCTTGCCAATGAATGAAACCGGATTTTGAGAACTCTTTCCTTTCTCCCATAGCATCATCATAGGTTCGTCTGACACCAAACCTTTTTCCTTTTTTGGTCTGGTATTCATACACCCCGGGGTGGCGTTTGTACGGTGTCCATTTTGGCATGATAATACCTCCAATTTGTCTATTAAGTTGATTGATTTGTACATAAATTCAAACGTATGTTCTTTTTATGCCTGAAAATAAAAGCCTCATTAAAACAAGGCTCCTTTGTTTCTAAATGCATAGACTCTTTTGGTAGACCGTTTGCAACTTTTGTATTATGATTGCATCGAAAGGCGGTGGCATGATGCAGGCTTTCAAAATTCAAGACGTGGTTAAACTTTATTCGTCGCTCAAAAAAACTTATGAACGTGAAGACAATAAAATTCAGAAAACGCAAGAAAAAATTGATTGTGAAATGAAGGAAGCTTCTCTAACCACCAAACCAAGTGGTAGACCTCAAGGGCCTAAACGAAAATTAAAAGTACATGGAGATAGGCCTAACTCTTAAAGAGTCTTTCTTTTGTGAAATTCCAAAATTGGTCAGCGCAATCGATGATAAATAAGTGGCAATTGCGCCAATATCGTGTGGTGCCATTTGTGCATCTGCAAGAACTTGACGTTCCCAGTCCGTATTATCAGATTTATTTTCCACGATTCCCATTATGTGTAGGGTTCGTGGATTTTTTTGTAGCATTTGAAGCTGTGATGGGCTTAATCTAAATAGTGACTTTTTCGCAAAGACGATGGTTTCCGCAGTAGATACAATCACACTGTTTGGCATGCTCTTTGAAAAGAAACTAACGATCGCATAAACACTTTTAAAATTTTCTTGAGAAGTTTTATTTTCTGCGTTTTTTTGTTCCGCGTCTTTAATTTTGTCCATCAAGGCTTCTATTTGTTCTTTGGAGTGACTAGCGTTCTGAGCTTTTGACTGCATAAAACGCAGTTGTTTTTTGTAACCTTTTAAATCCTCATCTGAGACATTATCAGTAGATAAGCGCATCACTGGGTCAATAGTTTGGGGATTGGTGCCGGCCTCAAGAGATTCAAAATCGTACAAGAAAAAATGATCACTATAACAAACTACATCTCCTGGGATAGCACTCTCAACGGGAACAAATTGGTCCATTAGATAGCCTTCGAGGATCTCGACCCCGTAATCACCGTATACTATATTCTCTGAATACTGATTCCTATCTTGTTTAGAGTTTTGGTCGGTCTCAGAGTGGCTTCTCCCAACTGTTCCTGAACCATTTGCTAACCCTGGAACTCCGCCGCCAAGTTTTGCGGACTCTTCCCCGCCTCTAGTTGCGGCCTGAGTCAGCATGGAGGTTTTCTCATTCATACGCGTAGTTAGGGTGCTCAATCCCTCGTCGAATTGGGCTAATAAGGAATTCATCAAGTCTGTGTCAACATAGATATACTCTCTTAATAGCTTTTTCGTCTCGGTATCATCATGTTTTTTCATTATACTCTCCTTCAAGCGGCTTAATCTTTTAGTTTTACTTCGTCATATGCGCCCTCGCCACCGGGGCTATTTTTGTGCCCAACAAAAGCCCCAAGCCGTTTGGCTTCTACCAATTGCTCGGGGAAATAAACACTATTTCAGATCTATCTTGATTGACTTGTCATTCCAAAATGATGGCTGATATTGAAGCTGTAATGACTTAGCATCTGTTTTTGCTTGTCCTACAAGATTACCCGTAACTGTAGCACCTTTATCTAAAGATCCTGAATGAAGAGTATCTTCAACATTTGTGGTAATCTCGCTGAAATCGGTTTTGTTACCATCGGCATTTAATTTGAAAAAGAAGGGGTTATAATCTTGTGACTTGTCGGTGTTGTTTGTGATTGTGATATTTGCGATTACATATTGCTTACCTGAATCCGGAGTGTTAATGTCATCGCCTTGGTCGAATTTGACATTATTTACCTTAATTTCATAGCCTTTATAGCTTGCGACTTCACCAACTTTATACACTTTATCTTCCGGTTCCGAAGATGAGGCTGTACTTGAAGATGATTTATCCGTTTTGCTAACTGCTGCTTTTTCCGTGGATTCGCTGCTTGATTTTCCCTTATTATTGAGGCCACCACCAATTGCTGCTAGCACAACAACAACTAATATCCAAAACCAAACGCGCTTGTAAAAAGGCTTCTTTACCTTATATTCCTTACCGTCAGCACCCATTACCTTTTTTGCCATTTTGTTTTCCTCCATAAATAGTTTTCAGCTTTTACCGTCTTCCGTATCTGGACTAACAACTAATTATATATAAAAATCTTTTATCGCTTCTGAAGCAGCATCTTCCATTGGTGATGGAATGCCAAAGGCTTCCATAAATTGGTTCAAATTAGCATCTTCTTGATCAACATCTGCAAAATATAAAGGAACAAGTATATGAATTCCTCCTATATTGGCTTCACCCTCAATGCTGTTCTTTGAAGCCGAATAAAAGTATAAGCAAGCGGGATCTTGATGTAGAACATGCATGATTTCGTGTGCAGCCTGATAAGGTAATTGCTCAGGCTTGTGCCAATTCATATTAACTGCAATCCAGCGTGTTTCAGGATTAGAAACTGACGGAGTGTACGGCTTCAGCTTATATGTCAGCTCAGCCCCAACTCCACGGTCAAATCCGTAGTTTAAAACCTCTCTCAGCATGTCACTAGTAAAATCAGTCATCATGTTTGCCACCTCGAAGAAGTCTCTTGATTATTTCAAGATCTTCTGGCGGAATGGGGCGGCCTTCGAATGTCATGATGGTGTCGTTTTTGGGATCGGCAATATCAACCACTGAAGGGCTTTTATCGGTTGTTGGGTCATTACCAAGTAAATAGTCTATCGACACATCGTAGAGCGTGGACAGCTTTTTAAGCATTTTAGATGATGGCTTTCTCTTATTCGTTTCCCACATCCCAACCGTACTAGCGGCAATGCCAAGAGTTTTTGCTAACTCCGCTTGACTCTGGTTCTTTTTTTCTCGAAGTAAAGATATTCGTTGACCCGTATTCATTAGTTTTCACCACCTGTGTATATTGATTTTACCATCACTATTAGTGACGCAAATTTAATTTCAAAAAAACTCACATTAAGTGTTTACAATCACATCTAGTGACTGTATTATATTCACATAGAGTGAAGGAGGCGATCGAATGAATCCCATCAGAAAAGCTCGAATGAAGAAAAAAATGACTCAAGAGGAGGCCGCCAAATCCATTGGCATTAGCTACTCTATGTATGCGAAGATCGAGAATGGCAATCGTGGAGCGTCCCAGAAGACAATGAAACGAATGGCTGATTTTTTTGGAGAAAGCGTTGATTCTCTTTTTTTTGAAGATATCGTTCACATTTAGTGAACACATTCACGCCCAGCGAGAGGAGGTGGCACGATGAATAAGAAAGAACCAAATCGTCAAACGCTTGTTGAGATGGCGAAGCTAGTTTCAGGATTAACGCAAATCGAGTGGGATCAGATTAAGCATTCCATTGATGCTCAGTTCGGAAGAAAGGTCGCCAAGCTCCAACTTGACGACCCCCATGAAATATTACGTCAGATGCGAACGTTTGTTACTTCGTCACGACTTGTATCAGAGCAGGATTTACACGATAGTCTTCACCCGCATAGCTGATCATGATGAAAGGATCGTTATACAGGCTGTCGTAAATTGGGTCAATGTTTGCCTTATCCTTGCCGGAATTAAGAAGAGCTCCTTCTTCCCACCAAATATAGGGTGACGATTGACGCGGCCCCATCACAACATCATCGGCCTCAGTAAGATCAATCCATTTTCCAGCAAGGTTAGCAACAATATGCACTGACATTTTTATCACCTCCTTCACAAGCGATTATCTCACTCGGAGGGAGGCAATCACACAATATTCAGTTTTCAAGTTAAGGAGGTGAGCCACATGGATCGACAGCAAATGATCGAAGCGCTGATGAGCTACCGAGATGATAAGCCCAAAGCTTTTTGGGAAACCATGGACGATGACATGCTCGAAATGGCAATCAGTGCTGAAAAGGAACGTGCAAGGAACGAAATGATTGATTACCTTGCTACAGCTTGATTATCAATCTAGGCGTTGTATAAGGCACCTAAAAAAATAGACGAAAGAAGGCGTCACATGGCAGATACAAAATACCCGCTACAATTATCGCTTGCAATTGAAACATCTGGGTTAAGCAAACGGTCCATCAGCAAGAAGTCGTTTTTATCCGAGAGCTCAATTGGCAAATATGCGTTAGGTCAGCGGAGCGTTGATCACGAGAAGAAAAAATCGCTGTGGTCACTTTTGAAAGGAGTTCGCTTAGGACTTTCTTCAGCCAGAGCAGACTTTGGAACCATTTCGTTCATGAACAATCCACGAATCAATGAAGATGTTTTCGCTGCTACGACTACGGCAGATCAAGAGGAGTCTGAAAGAAAAGCAATCTGGACTGACTTCAAGAATGCAATCAAGGTTCCAGAGGAAAAGCGAACGCGACAGCAACAAGAGACTGTCACAACGGGGTTTAAGGAATTGGTTGAAGAGATTGCTTCAGAACAAACCGAATTAATTGAACTTGCTGAATATGGCGGCATTGATCCACAGCCGTTCATTGACAAATTTAATCAAACGTTTGGAGGGTAACAAAAATGCAGGATATGAAGCAACGAGAGCACAAGCGTACTTTTATTACTCAGACAAAGGCCGCTCGCATGTTTGACGTCACGCCATTCAGTGCTAAGTGGAGAAGGATGAGACAACAGCCTGACTTCCCACAATTGCACTATATGACCAATGATCCGAGAGAACGAGGGACATTCAAGCTTTCAGAGATTGAGGATTATCTAAACAACTTGTAGGAGGTCTAACAAATGCTAGAAGCAATCATGTCAGTGCTGTTCGACCCAACATCAGCCTTTTGGAAATATCTTCTTGTAGCTCTGGTTGGCATCATGATTGGCGCCACAGCAGTAGGAGGCTGGAAGCAATGGACACGTTAGGAGAAAGAACTATGCGTGATACGAAGGCATATTGGCAAGACATTCATGATCAAGCCGAGAACGTGATTTACAAGAGCCATGGAGATAGCGGTTGGCTTTGGATGTTCGAACTTAGTCAACGGATGCTCAACAAATGCGCACAAAAAAATCCCGTAGCGCCAACTACGGGAAGTCAAAAACTTAGCACATTAAATTATAACTTAAGTTTATCACGGAAGGCGGTTGATGACCATGCTTGATTACAACACAGCGGTTCTGAACGAGTATCAACGACGAGAAGCACTTGAAGATAAAGCTATCGCTGATTGGGAATCCTATCACGGTACCGTCTTGCCCAAAGATATGGATATGGAGCAGGCGGAGGAGTTCTTGTCAATGGCTGATGACTGGAATGTTGATCGTACGAAGCCTTGGTTTTACCAGTCCCGGTATGCCTCTCCACTTGATGGCGCATTTAATGAAGGAAAAGAGTTTTCCTATTTGAGCGATCAAGTTGTGGAGCATGGAATTGGCTGGTTCTACCATCGGGCCTTGCGCGATCCATCTGATTACTTCAGTGACCAAGCGATTGTCAACACATTGTTCGGAAAAGAAGATCCAATTTCAATCCTCGAATTTCTAAAAGAACGTGGATTCAAACAATGGCCAAGAAAACAGGAGGAGTACAAATGAGCAATCAATACGATCTGGCTAAGATGCCAGTCAAGAAATTAATTGAAACAGATGCCATTAAGAATAAGTTTGCAGCGCTTCTGGACAAACGGGCACCACAGTTTCTGTCATCGATTGCCAGCGCGGTAAGCCTTAATCCAAGCTTAGCCAGAGTTGATCAGTTAAGCGTTATCAACTCGGCCATGGTAGCAGCAACGCTCGATCTTCCGGTTAACCCAAGTCTAGGATTTGTCTACATCGTTCCATACAAGAATCAGGCGCAGCCACAGATTGGTTATAAAGGCTATATCCAATTAGCTCAACGATCAGGACGGTATCAGCGCCTGACTGCTTTACCAATTTATGAGGATGAGTTCAAGAGCTGGAACCCACTAACAGAGGAACTTGAGTACACGCCGAACTTCCATGATCGCGAAGCAAGCGAAAAACCGGTTGGCTATGCCGCATCGTTCAAACTGACTAACGGTTTTGAAAAGATGGTCTATTGGACATATCAGCAAGTCGATGATCACCGCAAGCGTTTCAGCAAATCCGGCGGTGGCACGGAGCCCAAGGGCGTTTGGAAAGACAACTACGAGGCTATGGCCCTGAAGACAGTAATCAAATCGTTGCTGACTAAGTGGGGCCCAATGACAACCGACATGCAGAGTGCCGTTACCGCTGATGAGAAACCAGTTGAAGTAGATACAGAAATCAAGGATATCACTCCGGAAGACGACCCCAATTCGATTGAAAGTGTACTTAATGCTCCCACTGAACCCGCTACAAAATCGGAGGTGAAGCCAGATGCTCTTAAGCCAGACATTACCCACGATCCAAATGCAGGAAAACAACCAGAAATCTTTGACGGTCAACAAGGATAATTATTACTCGCTGGATACCAGTTTCAAATATCAGTCTGCTACCTGGTTTAAGAAGTTTCTGACATGCGAAGCAGAAGCGATGGCCGAGTTGCAAGGTAAATGGACACCAAGAGGTGATCCGACTGCCTTGCTGGTTGGAAACTATCTACACAGCTATTTTGAATCCAAGCAAGCTCATGAGTCTTTTATCAAAGGACACCCAGAGATGTTCTCAACTCGTGGATCATCAAAAGGACAACTGAAAGCCCCGTATAAACAAGCTGATGCGATGATTGCCACGCTTGAAGCTGATGAGAATGTTCAACGACTTTATCAGGGCGAAAAAGAAGAGATCCTGACCGGTGATCTGTTTGGGGTCGAGTGGATGGGCAAGCTGGACTGCTTCGACTCCACAAAGTCATTCTTTTTGGATCTGAAGACTACACAGTCGCTTCACAAGAAGTATTGGAAACCGGGAGAACGTCAACCAACCAGTTTCATTGATGCCTATAACTATCAGCTTCAGATGGCGGTTTATCAGGAGCTGATTTACCAAAATTACGGAACGCGACCACGAGCATTCATCATTGCCGTGACCAAGGAGGATGTACCCGACCATGCCGTCATCGAAGTGCCACAGTACCGTATGGATGAGGCGCTGGAAGAGATCCATGACAGCACCGAACACGTTGAGGCGGTTAAATCCGGTCAGGTGCGGCCACATCGATGTGAGAAGTGTGACTACTGTCGCGCTACCAAGAAAGTTGCCACGATCATCAGCATGGACGAGTTAATCGACTAAGGAGGTGATCGCTTGGCAAGACCAGTAAAAGAAGGACTTGATTACTTTCCATTCGATGTTGATTTTGCAACGAACGAAAAGACAGAGGCAATTACCGGTGAATTTGGACCAAAGGGTGTTTTGATTTTCATTTATCTGCTCGCGGCGATCTACCGCAAAGGCTATTACCTCGAGTGGACCGAGCTAGCTAAAAACCAGCTTGTCAATCGTGTCAGTGGTGCGACTGGTGAGTTGGTGGGGCTAGTGGTCAAACGTCTGACTGAGTATGGGACTTTCAATAAAGACCTGTTCCTGTCGGACAACGTTTTGACCAGTCAGCGCATCCAAGAAACGTTCACTGATGCCACCAAAAGACGAAAATCGCAAAAACCAACATTGTATTGGATTAATGCAGACAATAACTCCAGTTCAAGTGGGGTTAATGATGACATTAATACACAAAGTAAAGTAAAGGAAAGTAAAGTAAATAAAACTAAACGACAACAGACTACTGCTCCAGTAAAGGCAGCAGAGAGGCCTACTGAAGAACCGTCATCGTCGTCATCATCAATTTTTGATATTTGCAATTTCTGGGAAGGAAACGGGTTTGGACAACTGTCACCGTTCACCAGAGAAAGCCTTGTTGATTGGGTTGATGACATGCGAAAAGCAGGATCACCTGAACCTGAGAAGCTAGTCCTAAATGCGCTACGGACTGCAGTTGAAAGCAATGTCAGAAACTACAAGTATGTCAACGGCATCTTGAAAAACTGGGAAAGCAAGCGTCTTCTCACGGTTGCTGCTGTCGATGCAAACGATAGTGAACGCCAGTCAAACCGAACGCCGCACACCGAACCGAAAAAGGAGAACTGGGGATATGGAGTCGACTAAAGGCCTATTCACACATGCAGACGTGCAAAGAATCATTGAGAAGCGTGGAATTGACGTTAATACGCTGCCAACTCAGGCCGAAATCGAACACCGCTTCTACGAACGCTCTATGGCCGCATTGAACCGTAAAAAGGCACGTGCCATTTATCGCTACTCAGTCTTTCCTGGCAACGTTCCCGCTAAGTTTACGTTCGACAAATGGCAGCCTGAAATGCAGACGGATTTGCAGAAATCAAGAGATCTGGGAAATAGGGCATACAAGTTAGCAAAACAAATGCAAGAAACGCCTGAAAACGTAATTTTATTTGGTCCTCGCGGAACAGGAAAGACATCACTTGCTTTGGCGATGCTGACGAGTCTACGCGATGAAGGCCAGTCAGGGCTGTTTATTTCAACAGCAGATCTGAGTAACCTGATGGGCTTGCAATACGATGCACCAGACGTTCGCCTGCGATTAGTAGGCATTGAGCGCGCAATGAAAGAGGCTGACGTGCTGTTGTTGGACGACTTCGGGACAGAAGGCGGTATGAAACTCGACATCAAGCCCGTAAGACGTGACATGCAGGAACTGATGTACCGAGTTGCGAATGCCCGCCTTGATTTTGAGAGCAACATGCCTCGTCTATCAACAATCATCACAACTAACAACGAGATGAGCGAGCTTGAGCACATGTACAACAGCAAACTCATCAGTCGAATTATTCCAAAATCAAAAGATTGCACCTTGAATTTTGAAAAGCTAACCGACGTAAGGGGGAAAAGATCGTGACAGCAGAAGAAATGACAAATAGAGCTTTGCAGCATTTGGACAAGCATTTGCGGGCCTACGAAGCGTCCTTGAATCAAACGATAGCTGACATTGAAAGCAATTATGATCAAGGCTACCTAGACGTTACCGAAGCACAGTGGCAAGACATTATCGTACTTGTTGGTGGCATTGTGCAGGCCAATACACGCATGATTCATGAAGCGTCAAATAGCATATATGCTGATGGCGAAGTTTCGGGCAGCTTGCTTAAGTTAATTAAACTAGCTAAGCACTTCGCAGCACTGGACTTCTCAGAAACGCAATTAATTAAGCAGGTTGCAAAAGCATGATTGAGCATAAGAGCGAAACTAACAATGCCAACCAAGATTGGGCACGTGAACGACTTCGCAACTTTATTGACGATCATCACAGCTTGCCAATATACCGTTTTGCTTTGGTTGCTGGCTTGAGTCGCATCACAGTTGCTAGTTTTCTTAGTGGCAAAGAGGTAATGAGGATCACACTTACAAAGATAGCTAAAGCCATGGGAATATCGCTAGAAAAGCTAAAACAGCCAATTAGCGAGCAAGAATACATCGAGTTACGTCAGGAGGATAAGCAATGACACAAGTAACAGTGCTGGTTTACAAACAGGGAGACAAAGTGTGGCGCGATTTCAAGGCTGAATTGATTACGCGCTATGAGAAGGCCGTAATGCTATACATTTCTGAAAGCGAAGCATTCTCAAAAATCGAGAAGCAAGAGTGCAACAACCGGATCATTGTATCAAAGAAAGAGATTGTCGAGAAACGTGCGGTAGCCGGTGTTGATGACAGCGATACTTTGAAGACGTCAGTAAACACTGGCCTTAAAAAGATTTCAAAAAAGCGAAAAGAAGCCCGTGCCAAATACGCGCGCGGAATTGCAGAAGCGGCCTCACAATGCGACACACTGACTGACGTTGCAAAACGGATTGGGAAGTCAACAACGTTCGTGAAGCGAGTGGCAGATGAATTTGAGATCAAGCTGCCACGCCGCAACAACGGACATGAAGAGATTGCGAGTCGCTAGACATGGTTATCCGCAAGAGACGCAGAGGCAAATACAATGCGCAGCCAGTCGTAATTGATGGCATTCGATTTTCAAGCAAAGCAGAGGGCGCCTATTACATGATGATACGCAACAAGCCACAGAAGGTAACGATGCAGGAACATTTCGAGATTATTTCAGCTTTCGTGATAAACGGCAAGCGATATTCAGCACGAAGATACACTCCAGATTTCTGCTTTTACGAAAATGGCAAGCTAACGAAAGTGGTGGACGTCAAAGGTGGTAATGCCACACTGACTCGTGATTCTAAGCAGAAAATGTTGCTATTCATGATCAGGTACAAAATACCAATCACAATTGCTAGATATGACTATCACACAGGACTATTCACGGAAGAGCAACTTTAAAAATTAAGGAGAAAAAATCATGAAGAAAAAATTGACATTTACGGTAACTGTTTTAGCAGGGCTTATGTTTGGGGCCGGTGCAACCGCCATTGCCGACAATGTTTGGCAAGGTCACCAGAACATCGTGGAGACCAAAAACAATATCGACAAGCTGACGGCTAAGATCAACGCTTCACAATCTAGCTTGTCCGATTTGCAACATCAGTTGTCTGACGCGCAGGCACAGTATGCGGCCCTAAAACAGCAGTACGACAACGGCATGGCAAGCAAAGATGCCCAGATTCAGCAGAAGATTGTTGAAGGCCAGCGAGCTGTCGCCCAGAAACAGGCTGAGGTCGACGCTAAGCAACAGAAAATCAATGACCTTACATCACAGTTAGAAGCCGCCAAACAGGCAAACAATGACTTATCACAGGCCATCAAAGACGCACAGAGCATCAAGGACTATTCCGATCAGGCTGTGAAGTCAGTCAGCGCGAAATGAGAGGCTAACAAATGAAAACAGGAGACGACACGTTCGATGACATCTACATCAGCAAAAAGACTGGCAAGGTTGTAGGCGTCATGTACGAAGATGTGGACTATAAACTAGTGCCAATCAAACAGGAGGAAGAAAAATGAGCGAAAAAAAACTGTACGCTGTAAAGAACGATGAAGGCGAATGGATGTCATTAGACGGCACGCAAACGGAAATTTGGTACTCCAATAACCCCACATTATTCAAGGATAAGAGCTATGCGGAGGCTCAAAGCATGGGCCGCAAAGCCCACGTGGTCGAGCTAGTCGAGCCTGAAAAGGTAGTCCTAACCAAAGAACAGGCCGAAATCGTTGAAAATGCAAATGGTTTTTATCTTCCGGCCAGATATATTTCTATAAATTGTGGTGAGGATGAAGAGTTGCTGATGAACGCTTACGTCAACGGCTACACCGTGGAAAAGGAGAAGAAGTACAACGTCAAGGTGCCACATACGTCTTTCTATTACTGGAAAAAGTTAGATGGTGGACTCAGCATTAATGATTTAGTTGCCAATGATAAATATGATGCCATGAAGTTCACCGAAGTAGAGATCGAACATTACGGCTTGCAAGACTGCGAGAAAGAAGAGGTAGCCAAATGAGCGAACGAAAGCTATACCTTGTCAGATCAAGAATAGATAATGAGTCTTACTTTTCTGGGAACCGCATGATTCCAAACTGGAGTGATCATTTAACAACCCTTTTTGGCAGTTACGAGGTAGCAAAAGAGATAGCGGAAGACAACAATGGTCAGCCTGTCACGTTCGTTGAGGAACCTAAAAAAGAAGCCGTAAGCGAGAGCGTTGGGGGCGCGATTGATTCGTTGATTAATGCAGACACATATGTGCAGGCGGCAGCAGCCCTTAATTATCTTTTTGCTTCAAGGAAAAAGAAAGACTTCAAGCGAATAATGAAAGCGATCAGGAACGGCTATACCGTGAAGAAGAATCAGTATAGGGTTTTAGCCCCTAAGAGCTGGTGGTATGACGACGATGCCCCGCTATATCTATTTTTCGACTTCAATGACGGAATGCGCTTCACTGTAAAAAAAGATAACCCCTCAACTTTGTTCACAAAGGAGCAGCTAAGTGCATTCGGGCTTGACGGAGCACCTTTCACGAAAGAAGAGGTGACTGACGATGGCGAATAAAAATATTAAGGTAGTCAACCACTGGTTTAACGTAGCTGGAGACACAGAAATTGTACTTCTGAAATCACTTGATGGCAGGGAGCTAGTCAATAACCTATTTTGGTATTCGGGCGATGAGCGCCCATTTTGGAATCGTGGCACAAAGCTTAGCGTTGACGAAGTAAAAGCTACACGATGCTATAAGCAAATAAAAACACAGCCAACAGAACCTGATATTCCTAATGACTGCTACATGTCACTGATATAAGGAGGTGACTGACGATGAGCAATAAAATAATCAGGCTAGAAAGCCTATCCTTGATGGATCACGATGATAACCGTAATGACGGTGGCATATTCCAGACAACAAGGTTGATTGAAGTCGGGCACCCGTACGATGAACCGCATTTCAAAACGGTTTATGACGGTTCATACAGAAAATTAGTTGAGCGCCATTCAGACCGTGACGTTGTTAGCATCGACTCCATTAGAAGCCTATGTGACAGTGACGGGTACTGCTATATCGTCAGGCTAAAGGACGGCAATGAATTGTACCTGCCTATACACGCATTCATTGCTGAAACTGAAGAGGTGGCCGACGATGATGATTAAGCTAGACAGCGGGTATCTGCTAAACCCAGCGGCATTAGCGTATGTCTCTAGTGATGAAATGTTAGCCTATTTCAAGCAGCCAGTGATCAAAGATAAAGATGATTGTCAAACATTAAGATGCTTTGGCGTTGGTGTAACAGAAGCCGACATTGAAAGAATTGCAGTGAGTGTCGCTAACGGGGAGGTGACTGACGATGAGCAATGAGACTAAGCGGGACGTGTTCGAAGGACTGTTGGAGAGCTACATGTATTCTGCAGATATGGTCATTGATGAGATATCGACCGATGGTGTGGCTGATAGATTAAACCTTGGAAATATTATTGCATCAACTCGAGATCGTTATGACAATGCCTTGCCAGATGATCTGCCGGTGATTCCAGAAGCCCAAAGCGATTGGATAAAGCAATGTAAAGCAAATGATTATTCCTTGTCTTTTGCGCTGGGCGATGAGATTACACCAATCGAAGTTGCTAAAACTTTTCGTGTTTTGGGCGGATACACTGATAAAAATAAAGATAAATGGCTCAAGTTGCAAAATACCTTCGCCCGTGCATGGTTGATAGGTGTCTGGAGCGTTGAGGAAACCGGAGAAATCGTGAAATTGGAGGCGGAGAAATGAAACGAGAGATTAAGTTCAGAGCGTGGGATAAAGTACACGAGTGTTACTTGTATGACGTACAGGGAGCATATGACACGCTTAGCGGCTGTGTTAAGTATGACGATGGTGAGGATGCTGTTTATGACGAAGAGTGCTTTGCCGGATTCTTGGATAATGATCATTATGTTGTCGAACAATACACCGGCTTGCACGACAAGAACGGGCGCGAGATCTACGAAGGCGATGTCTTAGATATTGGTCTTCGAAATCAAGACGGTAAACCAGTAATAGCACCGGTTAGTTACGAAACATATGCCGCTGGATATGTGCTTGATAATGGAGGAAATGGTATTTGGCAACGACTAACTGAAGATTGTGAGGTCATTGGCAATATCTTTGAGGACAAACAGCTACTGGAGGGAAAGCAATGAAAAATGGGCCTTACCGTTTCATGTCATGGCTTGGTTTCATAGTAGCTCTGGCGTCTTCATTCTTACCTGAAAAATATATGAAATTTGGCTTTTACAAAACGTTTATTTTCCTAATACTACTAGCAATCTTGCTTGCGCTTTGGGACATTTCGGATTCAATCAGGGAGGGAAAACATGAGCAAAAGTAAGGATATTGATGTGTATCTTCAAGGCGAGCTGTGTGCCAAGGCTGAGCTTGCAACGAAGCTGCTACACGACCTTGCCTGGTCCAAATGGACGACTGACGCGATGACTGCACGTGCTAAGCCGATTTACAAGCAAACCATGGAACTGAACTATTGGCTATTAAACAGTGACGAATGGTACACCCAAAATGAGGACGGGAGCGAAGACGATGACGAGAAAGATTGATGTATTCACGCTTCATTCTTTTACAGACGTTAATACAGTAAACCAATTTTTAAAAATGCACCCACAGGCTAAATTAAGTTACGTTAAAGGAGAAAGCGATGGTGCCCTAGCAATTGCTGACTATGAAGATGATGAAGAGGACGATGAGGTAGAGGTAAAGCAATGATTGCCGTCATGCTGCTAATCTCAGGTGCTGCAATGTGGATGTGGGCTAACTGGAAAAGAGGAAAATGAAATGAATGATCGGCATCGAGCAGTCATGCGTGCGCGCATTAGGTATGAACGCAGGAAACATGAGCGAACAATGGACGAATTCGCAAAAGCACTTTATCCAGTCTTCAAGGCGGCCGCTGCCACGATTGAACAATGGCTTGCTTCCTTCCAGTTAAGGTAAACAAAAAGCGCGCCGGATTAAGGGCGCGCTCTGGAGGCCAGTGTGTAAATTGAACCTAGGGTAATAATCATTTTGGAGTGGGCCTCCGAAGACAGTATAACAAAAGCGCACCACGAAGGCACGCTTATCCTACAAACCCAACCAAATCATACCATAAGGAGTGGACGCAGTGGTGCGAGCAACGAGATATTTTAGCCCAATTGATCATGACAAAACAATTGAAAACGCCAAAGAGGTCTTGGGGAACTACTGGCATCACAAGCGGCTCGCTCAACGCACCAAAATAGCGCTCAGAAGCCCCGTGATGGACGGCATGCCCAAGTCACCTAGCTATGGAAACAAAGCCGAGGACAAGGTAATATCGCACGCTGACGAGCTGTACTACGTTGAATGTTGTGAATCAGCAGTTGATGCTATTGAAGATGAGGATTACAGAACGATATTGTCTGAAAGCTACCTTATTCCAGCAAGCAAACGAAAAACAAACGAAGCACTTTTCGATTTGATAGGTGTTGGCAAGACGGCATATCAAGACAAAAAGAAGCAAGCACTAATTGCATTCGGTGAACTGTGTCCGCTGGTAAAGCTAGAGCGAACTAATGGCGAACTATATGCGAACTAAGTGCGAACCAACCGACCGTATTTACGTCATATGATGGTATTGTGCCAAAGGTGAGAAACCTGAGACACCGCGTTTTTCCTCCGAGCCATGGTGATGATAAAGCTGTGGCAAGGCGTAGCAATGAGGACTGACCGTGATAGTCAGGCGGGTTAGATTCCCGCATGCCACATTTCACCCGTTAAGGTCTGTGACGGTAAATAATCTGTCACTACGTACTGATAAGCCTACCATGACGATGAGTAGCAGGGTGGAGTTGGGTTGATGACCTCAGGAGCGAAGAGCACACCGAGAGCGGCACCAACAGGGGACGTATTTGGTAAATCATATGAATGGCATATGTATGTGGGTTCAATTCCCACCGTCCTCATTGTCCAGTTTAGCGACCGGACACAGCTTGCGATGACCCCATCTGACACTGGGAGAGCGAGCGTGGCTGATGGAAGATACAGCGGGTGAAAGTCCTGCCAGCCAATCAAAGTTGGTCACTGGTTGACAAGGGTGAACAGCCAGAAGCCGTACGGTTAACGATCGAAGCCGTGCGCATTATGCGAGCAACAGATGAGGGAAGGCATTGATACCGGTTAAGCAATGCTGAAACAGGACGGTGCAACTCCGCCCGCTCGCTTATGTAGCAGAAATAGATTCGGGAAAATCAGTTAATCCACATAAGATGGGGGCGAGGATAGACGGAATCAAAGGAAGATTTAAAGAATGGTCCTCTGGTAATTAAACTACCCGAGTTTTTAGACTCGACCGGGGATCAATGCCCACAGATTTCGGGTGGGAAAGTTGATATTATTTGGCATTGACGCTTCGGCGTCTTTTTATTTACACGAGCACTCCACCAAACGGTGAGGTGCTATTTTTTTACGACAAAAAAGCCCTCGCTCTGGGAAAACGAAGGCCAATCACTTTTGAAGTGTGAGAATGAACTCACTAAGTCATTGTAACACAATACTTATAATAGGCACATAAAAAAGCTCTCGGGGACGAGTCCGAGAGCCTGAGGAATAAAAATGAAAAGAGCAGCACATGATTGCATGTGGCTCACAATTATTATATTTCAGGAGGCGAGTAGATGCAATGGACAGATGAACAGATCGGTGACATTAGGAAGCTCGCCTCTGAAGGCTTTACAAGACGCGAGACAGCCGACAAACTTGGAATTAGCTATGATGCGCTTCAGGGAAAAGCAAGAAGGCTTGGGATCGAGTTCCAGAAGCCACTGAAAAATGAATACGATTCAGACGGTACACAGTCAAGTGAAACCATTCTAAAGGTTGTCAGGGGCCACAAAATGACTCCTAGAGAGGTTTTGGAAGCCCACGGTTACGATTACACCAAGTGGGAGCTTGTACGTGCCACAAGCAACTTCTGGAAGCAAACGCCTGAAGCAACGTTGTATCAAAGCAAGATACAAATCAGGCCACTAGTCGAAGCAGAACAATATGAATCATTGATGAATGACATCATCACACACAAGGAGCCGTATCAAGCTAAGGCTCCTATTTTTGTGGAATCAGATCGCTATCTTGTCATTCCTGCTTTTGACACACATTTCAACGGTCACACGTTTGATGTCTATGCTGAATCTCTTAAACGGCAACTAGAGATCATTCAACGCGGCCACTACGCAAAGATATTGCTCATTCTGGGCGGTGATCTGGCTCATGTGGATAATATCAACTCAACCACAGCAAAGGGCACACAGCTCGAAACAACTGACCTAGGCGAGACTGTGAACGAAATGGAACAATACTTCGAGACGTTGATTGAAGCAATTATCAAGAACGCCAATGAGTGTGAGGTCATGTATGCGCCAGGTAACCACGATCCGTCAGTTGGATATATGTTTGCGCGTCTATTGAAACGTGCCTACAGCAACCAGACAAACATCACTTGGGATATATCACTGAAGCATTACAAAGGCGCAATGTTAGGCCACAACTTCATTGGTGCTACTCATGGTGACAAGGGCAAGAACAACTACCTTGCAAAATACCTAGACGAGTTTGGTTTCATGTTGGGCACAGCACAGAATCGCGAACTGTTTACGGGTCATCTCCATTCAGAGATGAGCAAAGACCTAGGCGGATTCGTTCAGCGTCAAGTATCGACACGCAAGCCAACCGACAAATGGACTGATGACATTGGCGTGGTTGCTCACAAAACGTTTGAGCTGGTCGAATACAGCGATCATGATACCAGTGCCATTTACTATGTGTGAGGTGATTTCATGGCTCAAATGGTGATGACCAAGTTCGGATACATGTCGAAGGCTGAGGCCTCAATCATCGGGAAACTCGCAAAAGAGGAAGCTCAGAAGAAAGCTCAGGAAGACAAGAAAAAGCGCGGGAGGTGTGGTGATATGTGATGAAACTAAGCAAGCGGCAGAAAGCATTCGCTGATGCCTATCTTACCAACGGAGGCAACGCTACAGAGGCTGCGAGAGCCGCTGGATATTCCCCTAAGAACATTGGAGCAAACGCCGGTAAGACCCTAAAAACACCTAAAATTCAAGAGTACATCAAAAAGCGACTGCAGCCGATTGAACGCAAGGCTGATCTTGATGTTGAAAAGGCAATCATCCACTTGCTTGATATTGGCATGGGCCGTGAGATCACTGCCAGAAGCTCGACATACGACAACATTAAAAAGGCAATGCTAGAAGACACAACGATGAAGTATTCGCCGGGGCCTAAACAACAGGTTGAAGCACTTGAATTGTATTTGAAGTATAAGGGTATGCTCAGGAACTCAAGCAAGGAACTAGAAGATCAGCAGGTTGCCAAAACTAAGAATGACGTTCGCAAGTCCAAAGCTGAGGCTGACATCATGGAAGCAAAAGCTAGCGCTTACCGCACTCCAGAAGGCCAATATGGAGGACTGAACAAGCTTTTGGCAGCAATTGATGAGAGTATCCCAAAGGGTGGCGATGTCAATGACAGCTCCGATTGATCAATTCAAAGGGAAACAGTTAGACATCATCAACTGGTGGCGCCGCTATCCAGACAAGCAGACAATCATTGCTGATGGTGCTGTGCGTTCCGGAAAGACGTTTGCGATGTCGATCAGCTATGTTCTGTGGAGCATGATTATGTTTGACCACGAGCAATTTGGTATTGCCGGCAAAACCATTGGATCATTGCGCCGAAATGTGATTAGGCCACTCAAACAAACATTGCAACAAGTGGGATTCTCGGTTGTGGATCGGCGTTCAGAAAACATGCTGGAAATCAGCCTTGATGGAAGAACCAACCTCTACTATTTATTCGGCGGTAAAGATGAAAGCAGCCAAGATCTGATTCAAGGGATCACACTTGCCGGAATGTTCTTTGATGAAGCAGCTCTCATGCCACAGTCGTTTGTCAATCAAGCGACAGCACGTGTTTCCGTAACTGGCGGCAAATACTGGTTCAATATGAACCCAGAGGGCCCGTATCACTGGTTCAAAACTGACTGGATTGATCAAGCGGACGAAAAACGCGCATTGCGTCTCCATTTCGTGATGACGGACAATCCTAGCCTGAGCGATGAAGTCATTGACAGGTACGAACATATGTACTCTGGAGTGTTCTACCAGCGATACATTCTGGGACAATGGGTTCTGGCTGATGGAATTGTCTACGACAACTTCAATAAAGACGAGATGGTCAGCAATCCGAACCAGCAACCAAGCCGATACTATGTCAGTGTGGACTATGGCACACAGAACCCCACAGTTTTCTTACTTTGGGGTAAATATGGGTCTGTTTGGTATTGCCTCAAAGAGTATTACTACGATGGACGGCATAGCAGCAGACAGAAGACAGATGATGAATACGCTCGGGATTTCAGCCAATTTGTCGGTGACATACGCTGTGAAGTGATTGTTGATCCATCAGCGGCTTCATTTATTGCCAAACTGAGAGAACGCCGGTATCGGGTTATTAAAGCTGATAACGATGTGCTAAACGGCATTAGAGAAACGCAAACAGCTATGAACTCTGGTGAGATCAAGTTCACACCTGGGCTAACTAATCTGTTCAAAGAGTTCGCTTCTTATGTGTGGGATGACAAGGCCAGTCAAAAGGGCGAAGACAAAGTGGTCAAGGCACATGACCACGCAATGGACGCCATGAGGTATTTTGTCATGCAGGTAATCAAACGGAGAAATGCAGCTCATACGTTCAAGAACACAAGCAAATACTTCTAAGGAGGTGGCCATCATATTAACAGTTCAAGGTAAAGGCTCAATCACAGACGGAGATGTGTTCATTTTCCCGACTGATGAAGAGCTGACTGGCGATGACATCAATGCGTTTATTACCGCCAATGATGATCTAGCTAAAAACAAGTACCTTCCAGCAAAGAAAATGTACCTCGGTAAGCACCAGATTATTGATGATGCGAAAAAGGATCATGGGCCAGACAATCGTCTTGTTGGTAACTTGGCTCATTATATCGTGGATACCTACAATGGGTTTTACATTGGCATTCCACCAAAGATCACGCTCGACAACACACAGGACAACACCGTGCTGCAAGAGTGGAACGATACGAACAGCGTTCAGGACAAATTAAGCGAGATCAGCAAGCAAGCATCCATTTACGGACGGGCGCTTGCTTTTTTGTATCAGGACGAAGACAGCAAGACGTGTATTGCGTACAGCTCGCCTATCAATTCATTCATTGTCTATGATGACACGGTAGCGCACAAAGCCATTGCGTTTGTCATGTATTGGCATGATGAAGACAAGACGTTGGCCGGAAAGGTATACCTGAGAGACGGCATATACGGACTTGATATGACACGCCTTGAAGGGACAGACGGATTTAACCCATTTAACGAAGTACCAGCAGTTGAGTTCTTCATGAACACCGAGCGTCAAGGCATCTTTGAAAACGTTGAGACGCTAATTGATGCACTAGACAAGGTACTAAGCCAGAAGGCGAACCAGAATGAGTATTTTGACAATGCGTACTTGGTTCTCAAAGGCCTGAAACTCGATGAGGACGATGACGGCAACCCCAAACTCGATCTTAATGGCAACCAGATTATCTATGCTCCAGACGCCGATTCTGCTCAAGGCGTAGCTGAATTTCTGACCAAACCTGATGGCGATGCCATTCAAGAGCACCTCATTGACCGCCTCATCAGCATGATCTATCAGATCAGCATGGTTGCAAACTTGAACGATGAAGCATTCAGCGGCAATAGTTCTGGCGTTGCATTGCAATACAAATTGCTACCAATGCGCAATCTAGCGGCCAATCAGGACCGTAAGTTTACTCAGTCACTCCGGGAGCTTTACAAGATCGCATTCAGTGTTGGGACAATCCTTCCAGAAAGTAAATCTGATGACTGGCAAAAGCTTAACTTCGCATTCACGCGAAATCTTCCGGAGAACATTACCGACGAAGCGGACGCGGCTTCTAAACTAAAAGGCCTCGTATCAGATCAGACTATGCTTAGCACCTTATCATTTGTCGATGATCCCAAGGCCGAAATGAAACGCATCGCTGATGAGACCGCCCAGAAAGCAAAAGACGCTGCTGCTAACAGCCCATCAAGTCCAGACTTCCAGAAATTCATGAATGGTGACGATGCCAGCGGCACAGATGCTAAGACTGTTCAGCAAGTAAGCCTTAATGGATCTCAGATCACGTCTATGATTTCAATCGTGCAGCAGGTTGCCTCACATGCTTTGCCAAGAGAATCAGCTATTCAAATGCTTACTTCCGCGTTTCCCTTTGATGAGGAGAAAGCTGCCGAGATTCTGGGAGATGCGGGCAAAGGATTTGAACTGACCCCAGACGGCAAGCCTTCGACTGATGGAGGGAGCAATGATGACAACAACGACTCAGCAACAGATAGCGAGTAATTCTGCCTACTGGAATAAGCGAACGGCCGCTGAACGGAAATGGATTGTCGATAACCTTAAGAATGACGAGGCGTTCAATGCCCGAATTCAGGAATATTTTGACAAAGCTTTAACCAACATTCAAAAGGATATTGATTCAGAGCTTGCCAAGTATGCCGCATATAGCAACGACAGTATGGCCGGTGCGCGTCAAGCAGTAATGGCCACCGATATTAAAGCTTATCAAGCGGAAGCAAAGTCGATTGTCGATGATGCTAGAAAGATGTACAACGGTGAACCGCTCAAATATTCCGACTTTAGCAAGGATGTCAATGATCGTCTCAAGCTATACAACGCTACCATGCGCATTAATCGCTTAGAAATGCTCAAGAGTGAGATTGGTCAAGAAATGCTTGATGCACACATGAAAGTGAACGCCGATCTTGTTTCCAAGCTGAGTAAGGATTATCAATCCGAGATCAAACGGCAAGCTGGAATACTCGGAGAGACGGTATCTGAGGGCGGCTACACTGATTTAGCCAAATTGCTCTCCAAACGAGAGGGAGATTACACCTTCTCACAGCGCATCTGGATCAATCAAGACATTCTAAAGGCCGAACTGGACGAGCTATTGACTGCCGCCACCATTCAAGGACAGAGCCCACTAAAGATTGCTCGTAAGTTACGCGGTCAAGTGGCAGAAACGGTTAACAATCACCGCTATGTGACAGAACGAATTGCACGTACTGAGTCAGCTCGAATTCAAACACAGGCGCAATTAGATAGCTTCAATAAGTTTGGCTATGACTATTGCAAATGGGTGGCTGAACCAAGCGCGTGTGATGTGTGTAAGGAGATTTCAGAAGGTGGTAGAACTGGTAGAGGCATTTATCGTGTAGACGATGTGCCAGATATTCCAGTTCACCCCAACTGCCGATGCTCCATTGCGGCATATGCACCGGGTGATGAAGCTAAATAATTTCTAAGCCGCAGCTAGTGGCTATTTTTATACCATCAAGTCCAAGCGTGATCGACTCTAAAAGCTCCGGTAAATTAAGACGCAAGCCTGATCCGTCTAAAAAGCTGTGGAAGGAGTTCTGAACATGATTCCAAAGATTTTAATGCCGATGAATTTGCAATTTTTCGCTGAAGATACTGGTGCTGACGGTAGTCAAGAGAACCAGCAAAACGGCGAATCTCAAAGTGAAAATGACACCAACACTCAAGACTCGGAAAATGACCAAGATAGTTCTAATGAAAGCTCTGATCAGCATACCTACACCGATGAACAGGTCAATGAAATCGTCAAGAAGCGTCTTGCTCGTGCCGAGAAGGAGAAGCAAGCTGCTGTTGACGAGGCCGCAAAGCTGGCCAAGATGAATGCCGACCAGAAGAAGGACTATGAGCTAGAAAAGGCTCAAAAAGAGCGAGACGAACTCAAGTCACAGCTTGCCACCTACGAAATGGGCAAACAGGCTCGATCGATGTTTGAGGAAGCCAAGATGACAGTCACTGAGGAAGATTTGCAGCACGTTGTAACGCCAGAGGCAGAATCTACTAAGGCGAATGTAAAGTGGCTCATTGCGCATGATCAGGCAGTGGCTGAAGGTGTTCGCCAAGAGTTGCTTAAGGGCAGCACGCCCAAAACGCATGGTTCAAAGGTGGAGACTCCGGGCGCGGCATTTGCTAAACAACGGAATCAGCAGAGCCAAGTTGATACCGATCCATGGAAACAAAAATAAGGAGGTACTTTTATGTACGCAGGTAAAAAGGTAACCGCATCTGAGATCAACTTCTTGGATAGCGAGAAATTCGTTTCATTCACTCACCAAGCCGACAGTTCAACTGATGGTGTCGTAAAAGGTGTATTGCCAGCAGGTTCTATCTATCCAAAGAACGATGCAACGGCAGTCGGTGTGACCATTAATGATGTTGATGTCAGTGAGGGTTCTCAACCCGTAGGCGTCATCGTTGAAGGATATGTGAACGCAGCTCGCTTGCCAGTCAAGCCGTCCAGTAATGCTATCACTGCGCTGAAAGAAATCAAATTCAGCCACGTTTCTGACTAAGGAGGATTAACTTATGCCAGCTATTTTAGATTTGTTTAATCAAAAGACGGTACTTGATTACGTTCAAAACCGCCAGTATCCGCAATTACTTGGGGACACCTTGTTCCCATCAACCAAAATTAATCAGTTGGATTTTGAATTTCTTCGTGGTGGTTCTAAGACGCCTATCGTGGCATCTATTTCTGCATTCGATACGGAAGCGGAGATTGGCAGTCGTGAAGCGAGCGTTCAGGCCGCTGAACTTGGCTACATCAAACGCAAGATGCAGCTTAAGGAAAAGGACCTGATCGCATTACGCAATCCGCGCACACCGGCTGAACAGAACTACCTGACCAGCCTTGTGTACAACGACTTGGATGTTTTGGTTCAAGGTGTTTATGCACGCGTTGAAAAGATGCGCATGGAGGCTTTGGCAACTGGTAAGATCACCATTAATGAGAACAATCTCAACTTCGATGTTGATTACCATGTTCCAAGTGAACACCAAGTTACCGCAACTACTTCTTGGGATGCAAATGGTGCTGATCCGATTAAGGACTTGCAAGACTGGTTTGCACTGCTCGACTACGCGCCAACGCGAATCTTGACTTCTTCCAAGGTACAAACTGCCCTGATCCGGAGTAAAGCATTTGCTGACTACTTCAAGACAGCAGGCCTGTTGCCTAGTGTTGGCAGTCTCAATGCGGTTATGCAGTCGTTCGGCTTGCCAACTATTGTCACGTATGATGCCAAGTACCGTAAGCAGGGAGCCAAAGGCATCTATACCGTTGAACGGTACTTCCCAGAAGACACTTTGGTAGCCTTTGGTGATGACCAGCTCGGGCAAACCGTTTATGGTCCTACCCCTGAAGAGTCCCGACTGATTTCAACTCCGGGTGTTCAACAGGGCACTGTTGGCAATGTGTTTACCACCGTTTACGAGACTACGCAAGATCCAATTGCAACGTGGGAAAAGGCGGCAGCCACCGCGCTTCCTAGCTTCCCAGAAGCTGAGAACGTCTTGCAAGCCAAAGTGCTCGTTCCAGGCAAAACAACTACCACCACCACTTCGCACGGTTAATCAATTGATGCAAGTCGCCTATCGAAATAGGACAGTACGGGAAACCGGGCGGCTGATCGGAGGACAGAATGAAGCTTATTTTGTGTCAACCCGCTATTCAGAGATTCAAATGGGAATTAGAAGTCTGCCTAACTAATCTGCAAAGTGTCGGGTTTGACATGAAAGATGTCGTTTTGCTCTTCACCGTGCATGATTATAAGGTGCCAGAAACGCTTGCCAGCAAATATGGAGTAGAAGTACACACGTATACCGACAAGCGCGCAGACAAGCAATATATCCCGTCTGTGAAGCCTTGGCTGTGGTGGCAGTATCTAGCTGAGGACCCCGAACGCGAAAAAGAGGACTATTTCTACTTCGATAGCGATGTGATACTCCGTAAACGGCCAGACTTTCGCAAGCTGAAAGCAAAGCCTGATCGCTGGCTGTGTAGTAACACGCTTAGCTATATCAGCGTTGACTATATCAAGCAGTGTGAACACGGTGAAGAGATTTTGAAACACATGGCTGATATTGTCGGCGTTACGGTAGCTTCGCTTGAGACTATCAATCGCAATTCTGGCGGTGCTCAGTGGTTCATCAGTCACCCGTCAGCAGAATACTGGCGGAAGGTGTATACCGACAGCAACCGACTGTGGCAATACCTGCAAACGGTCGACAGCAATATCCAGAAATGGACAGCAGAAATGTGGTCGCAGTTATGGAATATGATGTACTTCAACATCGGGCCCGTCATCAGTGATGAGCTCGATTTTTGTTGGCCAACTGATCCCGTGAAACGATGGAGTGAAACCAAGATCATGCACAATGCAGGTGTGACTGTGAATGACAAGCGTTTGTTCTTCAAAGGTAAGTACGTTAATCACACGCCGTTTGATGATGATCTGAGTTTCGTTGATAAGTTGAAGTGCTCATACAAGTACGCTCAAGCAATAAAGGCGGTGAAGTGATGGCAGAAAGCGATCCAATAAAGCTTGCAGATTTGAAGACGATGATGGAAATCAAAACTGACACACAGGATGATGTGCTTAACCTGATTATCCAAAATACGACGCAGGCCTTACGATTTAAGCTCGGTTTGCGAACGGATGAGGCCTTTCCTAATGAGTTAGCCTACATTGCCTTGGAAGTCTGCGTGCGACGATATAACCGGCGTAAGAACGAAGGAATGACGTCATACGAGCAAGAAGGCCAGTCGTTCACGTTCAAGTCTAACGACTTCGATGATTTTGCTGACGACATCAATGACTGGAAAGAAGCCAACGGGAAGAATGCCAAGTCTCTTGGCACCGTTAGCTTCATTTCTGGCTATCCAAAGAGGTGATCATATGCGGTTAGATCATGAGGTTACATTCTGGCTTGATGATGAAGAATATGATCCGCAAACACATCAATACGGTGATGCGAAAAAGGTGGCAACCGCAGTTGCCAGTGTCACCGACATGGGAACAGAAAAGAGCGTTCAGCTATTCGGAAACTATGCTCAAAAGGCAAAGGTGATCCGATTAGTTGAGCCAGTCACCGTCAATTGGAGCTATTTAACGATTGACGATGAAGCGACTCATTATGCCCTCAATACTGACCGTGTCCCGCTTCAAAACGCCACTTTGATTGTGGGTGAGACGAAATGAGCAAAGCTAGCATTAGCTACAATATGCAGATAAAAGGCATGGACAAATTGGTAGCGGGTCTGCTTAAGCGAGCAAAGATGGACGTTGTCAAGCAAATCGTCAAGCAGCAGACAGCACAGCTCCAGACTCGTTCTCAGCAAATGACCGGCACCGTGTATGCTCATCCTACTGGTGCCACAAAGCGTGGTATCAAGTTATCGCTTGAAGATGGCGGCCTAACGGGCATAGTTGGCATGTCAATGGAATACAACCCATACACCGAAAACGGAACTCGATTCATGCGGGCACGTCCTGTATTGAAGCCTGCGTTTCTTTATCAGAAAGTGCAGTTTATTAATCAGCTTAAACAAGCAGCAAAGTAGGTGATTCAAATCACATCACCAGAGCAAGAACTCTACGACTACTTCTATGCTTTCTCGCAATCGTCCGGGTACAAGACCTATGACCATTTGCCAATGCAGCAGGAGAACGCCCCGTATCCCTTCGTCATTGTTGGCGATATTCAAGTTGTTCCTACTGCAACAAAGACGTCACTCAATGGCAATGTGCTAATTACAATCGACATCTGGGGCGACAAAAAACAGCGTTTCACCATATCTGATATGGCGGAGCGCTTTTTTCGTGCCGCGATTGGGCAAGTGCTAACTGATGATTACCGATTCTACGGACGTGTAGAAGACCAGTCAAAAGAGTTCACACAAGACCAGAGTGTCCCTGACACGGTTCTCAACCGAGCCACGCTGATACTCAATCTCAACATTTTATAGGAGGCCATAACATGGCAAATGAATTAAAAGTGCTAGAAGGCATGGACGTTGTTGCCTTGGCTCGCAAACATAGCGATCAAGCAAAGGTTAGCGGCCAAATTATCCCTTGGCAGACTTCGCTGTCCTTTGATCCGTCTGTTGACAGTGATTCCACTGTTACCAAGGACGGCAATGTAGCAACTCGTAGTTCCGCAAGTACCGATCTTGAAGTCGAGTTCCTGAACAACACGGCCGCAATTGCAGACGTAATGTATGACTCACTGTTTGACGGCGAATTGCTCGACTTTTGGATTCTCTACCGCAAACGTAAGAATTCTGCTGGCAAGTATTACGCATGGTACATGCAAGTTACCGTTCAAGAAGACAGCAGCGACAATGACCCTGATGATCACTCTACTCGCGATGTCACATTCTCAGTTAATGGCACGCCTAAACGCGGATGGACAACTCTCGATGACGAAACTCAGGAACAGGTAGATTACGTATTCCTTGGGGTTGGCAAGGTCACTAGCCTTGATAGTACCGGCGGTGGTGTCAAGTGGGATTCTGATAAAGATCCAGGTACGAGCGAAACAACTACTACCACCACCACAACCACTTCGCACGTTTAAGTAATTGATGCAAGTCGCCCAAGAAAGTCACAGTACGGGTGAAACCCGGGCGGCTTTAAAAGAAAGGGTTTTAAATCATGCAATTAACCATTAACGGTAAAGAATATGAGCTTAACTTTGGTGTCCGCTTTGTTCGCGAAATGGATAAGAATATGGGTGCCGTCATGCATGGCATTAACTTTGGCATGGGTGTTGCAAAGGCACTAGCTGGTCTGAATGCATACGATGCTGCTGTTTTAGCAGACACCATTTATTCAGCTACCGTGACAGCTAAGAAACGCCCGTCAGCTAACGAAGTCGATGACTTTATTGACAGCAACACGGACTTAGACTCTTTATTTAAGCAAGTTGCAAATGAAATGAACAGTGCCAACGCAGTAAAAGCAGTAGCAAAAAACATGAAAGCCTAGATGAGGACGAAAGCGTTCAAAAGAGTAGTGAAGAAACATATCACGAAATCTTATTAAACGCATTTGCCTATCTAGGCTTTTCTGATATTTGGAAAATTGAACGCATGACGCTTGTTGAATATGAGCTTCGTATGGAAGCCTATCAGCTTAAGCAAGTCGATAGACAGAACGAGATTGCACAGCAAGCATGGATGAACCAGCAAGTACAGGCAACAACAGGGAGCAAGAATCCTAAGCCGAAGTTCAAAACGTTTGATGATTTCTTTGATAAGAAAGCGGCTATTGATAACGTGCGATCAAATTATGAGCCCAATTATGAAGTGTCACAGATGAGCACAACTGAACTCAAACAGACTAGAGCACAAGTGTTCGCAAAACGGATGGCCGAATTTCAGCGTTTGAAGCGCGAAGGCAAAATCATTCCGCTATCTGAAAGAAAGGAGGGAGCACATGGCTGACAGTTTTAGCGTTGAAGCAATTTTATCCGCCGTTGACCGCAACTTTTCTGGTACCTTCAAGAACATTGCGGATTCAGCCTCCAAGGCTGGCGATAGCTTTGAAAAGTCGACAAAGCCAGCGGGTAATTTTGTATCGACCGTTGGCAAGATTGCTGGTGCGATTGGTCTAACCAAGGTTGTAGGTGCAATTGGCGAAGGCATCAAAAGCATGGCTGGTGAACTTGATGCTTCCAGCAAGGCGTGGCAAACGTTCGAGAGCAACATGAAGTTCCTCGGCAAAACGCCCGCAGAAATCTCAACAATTGAAAAGTCCTTGCAGAGTTACGCACAAAAGACCATCTACAGTTCTTCTGACATGGCTTCTGCATATGCTCAATTTGCAGCGGTTGGTGTGAAAGGTGTCGGACGGTTGGTCAAAGGCATGGGCGGACTTGCTGCGGCCACAGACGATCCTAAGCAGGCAATGAAGACCTTGATGGAACAGGGCACGCAAATGGCCGCGAAGCCTATGGTTCAATGGGCTGACTTCCGTCTGATGCTAGAACAGACGCCTGCTGGTATGGCAGCCGTTGCTAAAGCGATGGGCATGAGTACCAAACAGCTGGTCACCGAAGTCCAAAACGGCAAAATAAGCACGCAGCAGTTCTTCGATGGTATTGAGAAAGCCGGGAACAGCAAGGCATTCCAGAAGATGGCCACGAGTTACAAGACAGTAGGCGAGGCAATGGACGGCCTTCAGGAAACACTGGCAAACAAGCTTCAGCCTGCATGGCAGGCAATGTCCAAAGTCGCTATCGGAGCTATTAGCGGCATTATTGACAAGATAGGATCCATGAACTTCGATTCAATTCTTGCTTCAATTGGTAGCTTCTTTTCTCCGTTTTCGGCATTGATCATGAATATTAAGACACAACTAAGTAGCTTAGGTAAGGGCGACTCAATGAGCGGACTTATTTCCGTTTTCCAAGGAGTAGGTTCCATTTTGCAAACCATTTGGAGCCTAGTTGGTAGTTTGGCCAACGTTGCATTTGTCAATCTAATTGGTATTGCTCAAAAAGTTGGCGATGCGTTCAATTCGGTGTTTGGTGGTGGGAATCTTTCAGGAATTTTCGATGGTATCAAGCAAGCCTTCATCGATTTTGGCTATGCAGCCATGGGAGCCATCACAACTGTTAGTAATATCATTGCCAATCTACCTTGGACGGCCATCTTTAATGGCGTAAAGCTCGCTTTGACTGGCGTTGTTGCTGTGCTGAAGCCAATTGCGGCTATTGTTAAAGCAGCGTTTGCTAACGACATTGTTAAATCGTTTGCGGTAGCTATCATAAGTGCTGTCGGGGCCTTCAAAGTAATGGGATTAGCCATCGGCGCATTTTCAAGCGTTCTCGGTGTTTTTTCTAAAATGATTGGCCCTATTAAAGCCGTTATATCCGTTATCACTAACTTTGGGTCTATCGTAAAAATTGCTGGTGGTGCATGGAAAGCGTTCGGATTGATCTTAGGCATGAATCCATGGGTGCTCTTGATTGCTGGAATTGCAGCAGTGGTTTCTGGTTTGGTGTACTTCTTTACCCAAACCCAGACCGGCCAAAAACTGTGGTCGGGATTTGTATCGTGGTTACAAGGAGCTTGGCAAGGACTTGTAGGAGTTGCGCAAACTGTTTGGAATGCTATATCGGGTGCGTTTACATCTGCAATTAGCGGCATTCAGACAGCTTGGAGCGGCATTACAGGTTTCTTCAGCAATCTATGGACTGGGATTACGACAACGGCATCAGCTGCTTGGACAGCATTCACAACCACTCTCTCAGCTATCTGGCAAGGTGCTGTTACTGCAGCAACGGCAGTTTGGAACGCGCTATCCACATTTTTCACGACTCTGTGGAATGGAATAGTTGCAGTAGCCACTGCTGTATGGTCAACCTTTGGCGGTTCTCTGACGACAATTTGGAATGGGATTGTCCAAGTTGCTACCGGTGTTTGGAACATGCTTAAAGCAGTTATTATGGGCCCCATTCTTATTGTCATTGATTTGCTTACTGGAAATTGGACACAGTTAAGTGCTGATCTTCAGCTTATCTGGAACAGCATTGTTTCCGCCGCTGGACAGATCTGGAATGGTCTTGTTACGTATTTCTCCGGTATTTGGAGCCTTATTCAAACTTATGCAATGACTGTTTGGAATACTTTGGTTTCAGCTTTAGAGGGGCTTTGGAATGGCGCAGTATCTGCCGCTTCCGCTATTTGGAGTGCGCTTTCATCATTTTTCAGCGGATTATGGAGCGGTATTGTGTCTACCACTGAGGGCGTATGGAACAGTGTTGTTTCATTCTTATCAGGACTATGGAGCGGAACAGTCAGCACAGCCGAGGGAATTTGGAACGCACTTCCCGGATTCTTTTCCGGATTGTGGAACAGCATTACATCATTTTTTTCATCAGCTTGGAACAATATAAAGTCTATTGTGATTGGAGCTGCTACTAGTATTTTTAATGGTGCTAAGGCTGTATGGTCTGGTTTTACTGGCATGGTAAATGGTGTGGTTAGCGGTATCAAAGGAGCATTCAATGCGCTTCGTAATTTTAGCTTGGCTGACGCTGGCCGCGCTATCATGGATAGCTTCTTCAATGGCCTCAAAGCGGCTTGGGGGAAGATAACCGATTTTGTTGGCGGAATTGCTTCTTGGATTCGCAAGCATAAAGGCCCAATCAGATACGATGCAAAGCTGCTCATACCTGCTGGTAACGCCATCATGAACGGCTTAAATGCAGGGCTTACTGACAAGTTCTCAGACGTCCAAAGTAATGTTTCTAGCATGGCACAAGCTATTGCTGATAGCGCTGCTGTTACGATGCCGGCAGTGAATACTTCTCCCTTTGATGCATCATTGCAGTCGCTTAATAACAGTCTACAGGGCGCAACCTTGTCTTCAAATCTTGATGTCAACTACACTCGCAAGCAAACGATTGAGGTTCCTCTGTATATTGACGGCCGAGAGGTTGCTCGTGCAACCGCAAACCCAATGCAAACAGAGCTTAATCGTTTGACAAAGATAAGCAATTATCGAAAGGGGTTAGTCTAATTGTACGATTTCAGAGAAACGACACCCTTCACGGGTGCAGATGATAATCAGCTTCCAGCAGAAGCAATGCTAATCGATGGACAATACATTGAGAATCTTGTGCCCGGATATAGGACGCTACAAGTCAGTGGCCGAGAACTACTAAGTCAGTCAATCGAGAAACAAACGATTGGCAAGTCAGATGGTGAGTTCATCCAGTATGCTCGTAACCCTTCTCGTGAGATTGTTGTTGGCTATAGGCTTGAAGCAGCGGACAATCTTTCGTTCCGGAAAGCATTCTATAAGCTCAACAGCATCCTTCATGGCGATAGTCATCAGGTTTCCTTCAACGATGACCCATCAAAATATTGGATTGCTACTTTTTCTGATATTGACGATGTTCCTAAAGGCCGGAATGCGATCACTTCTTCGTTCACGCTATTTGTCCCCGATGGCATTGCACACTCGGTAGCCACGAAGACGTTTGACAATATGCCATACAAGGACATGCCAGTAAATCTTGTCCTAGCTTCACACGCCAGTGGATCCAACACTACATCAACAAATTCATATCCCATTCATATGCAACTTTCAGAAGACTTGTCAGGGAATACCATTACTACTGTGGCTAAAGTTATCGTCACTAATTATCAGGGGAAGGTAGATTCCACTAATAGTACTGAGCCATGTATTGATGTTAAAGATGGTTTAAGCACAGAAAACTGGACGGGATTAATTAACCTGATCCCTATCACCGGAAATGGTGTGTATACATCAGTGCCGAAGACAATGACAAAGAATCCCTTAACGGGAACAGCCAATCAGATTGATGTTGGAATGTACAATCTGAATGCCACCATCGAAGTCTGGATTAAGGTTGAAGTAGGCACCTCTGCTTCTCCTTGGTCGCCTAACCCAGCTGATCCTGAATACTATACCAACACCATCACGGTTCACAATGGTGGTACCTATCCGGTTGAGCCAGTTATTACGGCAACTATGCACGCTGATAACGGCATGGTTGGGATTGTTAATGATCGCCCGGGTATTCTCCAATTCGGCACGCAAGAAATAGATGGTTTCACCACCGAAGAAAGCGAAGTAGCACTTAACTTAGCCGCTGTTCAAGGCTCACATATGGATAATCAAGCCGCCACAAACAATCCCTATTGGGGTGGTGATCATAGTATGCCTAACGAACAGATCGGTAATGCGATTTGGACTCATGACGATTATGATGGCTGGAAGGTTGAGCCTAATTGGTCCAGCATTACTGGCAACCACAAGTATTGGAACGGTCCTTCAATCAAGCACAATCTCGTCCAGACGCATAACGGTAACTTCAAGAGCAATCTGACTTGGGATGTCATGACGCGCTTCCAAACTGGTGTCTCAAAGGTTGGCTCACTCGAAACAACCTTAGAAAGTGACGGCAAGCCAATCTTTCAGATGATACTAAAAGACAATAGTGCACTGTCTGACCAAATATGGTGGATGTGCTACTACAAAGACCAACTAGTCGTCAATGAAAAGCTTGATCGTAGCATTTTCACTAACGACAAGTTCATTCAGTTGGAATTACAGAAATTTGGCAATTCAGTTGTTTTCCGAGTGTCACCATGGGTTGGCAATCAAGGACGAGAGACGACTATTACCCGCCAGTTTACCTTTGCGGATGCTGCCGATGTTGAGACCAAGCAATTCTCCACGTGGTTCATGCGTGACAAGACATGGGGCGAATCGACCATGTATCTGATTGCGTCCACCGTCAAATGGCAAAATGTTAGCTGGTATACGAATATCAAGAATCGCTTTAGCGATGGTGATGTTCTCAAGATTGATGTGGCGAATGCCAAGACGTACTTGAATGGGTCTCTTGACCCAACCATGCACACGATCGGTAATCAATGGGAGCAATTTAAACTGCCGCCCGGTGATACTGAGATTGCTATCACGCCTTCGAGCTGGGCGCAACCATTTGCATGTGAATTCGAGATAAGGGAGGCGTGGCTATAAATGGAGTATTATTTTTCAGATCGAAAATCAAACATTTTGGGTGTTGGGTCGACTGATGGCAAAGGCGAATGGCGAATTGACAACGATATAGAAACACAAAGTGTTGACAATCGTCCTGCGGTCGAGCTTTCTCTTGATATTCACTTCACGAATGATCAGGAACAAGCAGTCAATGAGATGGCTAAAGCAACCAACTTCATCATGTATCAAGATGAAGAAGGCAACGCTCACCAAATGGTAATTGAATCGGCTGACCATGATTCTCTAGGACATATCCACTCAATTGTTGCTAGTGATGCCGGTAATGATTTGATTAACGAAACCGTTGGCGCGTACAAGGCCGACAAACCATATACCATCGCTGACTACATCACGAGGTTTACAAATGATTCTGGCTGGGAGATTGGCGTTAATGAATTTCCTGAAAATGTTAGAACACTCGAGTGGACTAGTGAAGAATCATCGTTGGCTCGCATTATTGCCGTGGCAAAAGATTTTGATGCAGTGCTTAGTTTTGGATTTGAGTTTGTTGGAACGAATTTGGTTAAGCATGTCATTAACATTCGACATGAAACGGCCGGTGACAGCTTGATTTTCTTTGAAATGAATAAGGATATCAACAATATCGTCACGCACCTCGATACCTATGACATGGAAACATCGATCAAGGCTTATGGAGCGGTGCCAGAAAGTACGAATGGATCAACTAATCAGGACCCAATCAACTTGATCGGCTACAAATGGACTGATCCAACGGGACAGTTTGTGCTTGATCAGTACGGGTTCTTGCACGATACCATTGCTGTGCAGAAATATTCACGTTTGTTAAGCAACAGCAACCCTAACCCAACACAGTCTGACTGGAATCGGGTTAAAACGTTTGATTCAAAATCGCAGGCGGCACTTTTGCAAGCGGCTTTGGCAGACTTGAAAAAGTATAACCATCCAAACGAAACGTACGATATTGATTTGGTTAATTCACCATATGTACCGCTTAATCAAACCGTCCACATTGCTGATGTGAATCAACAGCTATTCCTGTCTGCCAAAGTGTTGAGCATTCAGCGCAGCCGTGCTAACCATTCTGTCAAGCTTACTTTGGGCGAGTTTGCGCACGAGACAGTTAGCTTTGACGAACGCCTCAGCGAGCTTGCCAACCAGATGTCGAATATCTCAAAAACCGTTCAATATTATCCTTGGCTTCGTTATGCCGATGACGATAAGGGTACCAACATGAGTGCCTTCCCAAGTGGTAAGAAGTATATGGCAATCGTTTGGTCAAATAAGTCATCAGTCCCAAGTGACAATCCGGCTGATTACGCCGGCAAGTGGGCATTGATTCAGGGCAAAGACGGTGCTGACGGTGTTCCCGGTGCAAAGGGTGCAGATGGCCGTACAAGC